AGCAGGAGTTGAAGCAGAATCAAAATCAAACCGTGACAAATCGAACCCCTTTTGATCCTCCCAACTATTGGCGTAATTAATAACCGCTTTAGTTATGTCAGACGCTCCAGAAGCGTGAATAGTAATACCACCACCACTTGTAGTCGCATACTCTTCGTAGAACTCAAACAATACTGTTCTAAGGTCACCACTATTCTTAGAAGCAATAAAATCATTGTATGTAGTTCCAGAAGGATTAGGTATATTTTGTGGCATCAAGTGAATGGAATCGTATTGAGTACCGACAATAGTATTACCGTGCTTATGAGTTATGTTAATATAGTTCTTTACTATCTTTTCAAAAGATAAATGTGCTGAGTTGTTTAAATTCTTCGGCTGCTTTATTCGTGCAACTACAACACCGCCTATTGTAATATCGACTACAAATTTAAAGTTGTATGTGCTAGCAGTATTGCTCGTTAATGTTAATGTCCAATAGTTAGGACTTGTTACAGTTGTTGCCATTATAGTTTATTTATTTCGTCAATCGTTTGCTTCATGAATCTTTCCACGTCTAATGCAAAGGTCTTTTTAATAGTTCTAGGTAATTTCTTAAAGCTTAATTTAAAAGCATCTGAAAAAAAGTTAGTAGGTTCATATCCAAATCTGTGTATCTTTCTAGTAACTGCAAAAGCAATACCCTCTTGCTGCTTTGCCTTATTTTTCCAAGCCGTAAACTTTCCTTTTGAATCTCTAGGTCGTAATCCCTTCTTCTTAACCCATTCTAAAATCTTAGGGTATAGCTCTCCAGATCCACCGCCCTGACTTTTACCTCTACCCTCATCAAGTACAATTCCATATTCTTCCATCACGAACTTAAGACTTATAGAACGATTTGAAGTTATAGATTTATAGTCAATAGACTTCCATAGCTTCCCAGACACATATCTCTTTTGATTGGTTAGATTGAATCTAGACTTTCGTACTACTTCATTCCCAAACTTATTAAGAGCTTTGTCCGTTGCCGTATAGTTTATCTTAGCCATTAGATAGGGCTATTCGATGCGTTGTTATGTGAGGGAACTGTTACCGATATTGTAGCCTTCCAACCGCTTAACAAGTTCTCGAATCTATCCGTGAAGGGTTCGCAGGTTAAGCTTTCAGAAACTACAAAGTCTCTTGATGTCATCGGTGAAGTAGACTTAGCAATACCAGACTTAAACTCTCTATAAACATCCGATACTATCAAGAAGGTATCATTTAGCACATCCGTTTCATTCGATCCATCTGCCGCCACCAAATCCATCACAAGCAAATCAAAGGTAAATACGAAATCTCTATTATTAATCGTTGCAGGTTGCTCAACTAGATGAGCTTTCGCAAAGTCCATTTCATTACTTAAATCTACTGAGAATATATCTCCAAACGTAAACGAGTTAAGCTGCTTATGTGCTTCACAAACTGCTTTAAATTGATTTACAACTGCTTTAAATGTTTTCATTTCTTTACTCTCTCTTGGTCTTGTTTATAACTCATAAATGTAAATGCTTGTTCAATGCTTAATTGCCCTGCTTCCTCAATTTTTAATACATCCTCATTACATAAACTCATTAGGATTGAATACCAACCCCACTTTTTACCGAATGATTGCTGCTTTTGGTTTCCTGATCCTCCTGTAAAGAGGTTAGTAAATCTGTCAAGTAGTCGTTTCCGATACTCCAAAAAAAAAGGATAGCAGAATTAACTACATTAGCTTTTAATTTCTTCTTGAATAGCCTAGAGCGTTCTTCTAAGTCTGCATCGTAAGCCTCAATACTATACTTTCCGTTCGCTTCTTTGTCGATAGGCCTATACAATATAGACATAATCAAATGCAAGTTCTCGTTAAGGTCTTGACATAATGTATCCAAGTCACCGAATTCAGCCGTACTAATATCCGATAGGTTAGGTATGAACCCATATTTAACATTATCTATCTTAACGAACTGGTGCAATCCTTCACTTGCTTTCGATAGGCTTAACAGTTTACCATAGACATCGTTTAAGTCTCCTAGCTTAACCTTATCAATGGTAGTTCTATCAATTGATGTAAGTAGTTCAATCGTTTGCTTCTGTCGCTCTAAATCGTTGAGAGGTGTTGCCTCTAGTTTGGTTAGTGCTTGCAGTTGCCCTAGTGTAATGTCACTTAAATCTGTTGGGATGGTTAACTTCATATATCTATAAATATAAATATACTTGTTTTGTACCAAATTATTAGGCATAAAAAAAGCCCTCCGTATTGGAAGGCTTAGCGGGGGGAATATAATACTATGGTTTACTAATTCTCTTTAATCATAAATGGAGTTCCTGTAAGGTTGTTGAAAATAATATAATCTCTAATGTAACCGCCTCGCCTATCTTCTCTCACTTGCTTTTTATGCATCCCTAACTTAGAGCAGATTGTTACCTCAATCATTTTTAAGTTTCTGTCTTTAATTTTAACGTAAGCCATAGCGTTTCTCGTTTTGTTCCCTACAAAGATAGATCAATTTTCGTTACTACCAAATCTAATTGTGTTTATTTTACTTTGTCATAAGAAATAAACATTCCTTTTGTTCTTTTGTATGTAAAGTTTTCATCTTCAAAAGTAATAGTTCCTTTTGTTTTAATCATTTCTGTATAAGCTTCATCCATAGTTTGGAAGTCTTGTTGGAATTTGTTGCCGTTGTAAGTGTAAGTTAAAGAATACATATTAAATAAATTTAAAGGTTATTGCTTCATTGCAACACTACAAAGATAGATAACATTTCGGTACTACAAAATATAATTGTGTTTATTTATGACTTAATTAAATTATCTAACATTATACCTACCAATCTTCGGCTTAACTTCGTAAAACATTCTCATCGCTAAAGCATCGGAGTAGTCAGGAGAACGACCGATAACCGCTTTTACTACATCCTTAGGAACTATCTTTAGCTTTCCGTCCTTATCTATATCTTTGGATCGTACTTGTTCTAGTTCTTCTGTAATTAGTTTACGCTTATCAGCATCAATTACACTTATGCCAATCTGACCCTTATTAATTAAATCAGCTAACTTGTAATAGCATTGTGTTTTCAAGTTCTGGTAATTCTCCTTTTTGATTGGTGTTGAATTATTAATAAAGCCTTTGCACCGAAGTACGTCCTGAAGACCTCCACCTACACCATCACTATCTACTATGATATTACTTAGCTTTACTTGATGGTTCTTTTGCAACTCTCTAATGTACTCAGCTAATTCTGTAATAGTATTCTTGTCAAACGTTTTAATCATTACCACCTGCAAACCCTCGAACAACATAACAACGGATTTATCTTCACCCATTCGTGCAACATCGCAGCTAATATACTTTTCTCCTTCTGTTCCCTTGTTGGTGAATAGGTTTAAAATAGAATCGTAATCAATTAATGAATCTGAATCAGCATCGTATTCCCAGTTACCGAAGAGCAATCTTTGCTTTGAAACTTCATCTAATTTCGATAGCTGCTTTTCGTAGTGCTTTGAGATAAATTGATTGTCAGTTACCAATGAAGGAACAAACTTTCGATAGTCTTTTAAGGTTCCGAGTTGAGCAGGCTTATAGTATTCAGTATAAACCCAATTCTTAGCAGGGTTACAAGTCATTAGAAGCTTTGGAATGATTGCAAAGTCATCTAGTTTATATCTGATTCTAGACTGTACTACATTAATAGCTTTGTGCGTGACTTGATTTGCTTCATCAATAAATGCTCCTGTAATTTCCAATGAACCTAAACTATCAAAATTCCTATCAGATGGATATAAGAACAAATCCTTTAGTATAATCTCAGAACCATTTGTAAATGAAACTATATTACTCGATCCGTTAAAAGTATAATGCTCTCCAGACTTTAAACCCCAAGCACCGCAAACTTCAAAGAACGTATTTAACGTAGTCTTTTTAAGAGCGTCTAACTTAGACCTCCCCATTAGATAACGTGTCTTAGGATAACGCAAACACATAGTCACAAGCCAAGCAGAACCTACCCAAGACTTCCCACCTCCAGCAGCCCCACCAAATAGAACTTCGTTGGTATGGTCATCGAATAGGAATCTTAAGCACTCCTTTTGCTTGCTTGTAAAGTCTGGATTAATTTCCAAGATCTATATGTATTTTAATCGCTTCGTCCTTACTCGTAATATCTAACTTATCCTGAGCTTTCCCGAAAGTATAATCTCTAAAGTCTGACATCATTTTAAGTCTAGTATTTGGATTGTTAAATTCCTGAATCATTAACTTTAAATAGACTGGTGTATCGTCATCTCTTGTAAGCTCTTTTAGGTCCTCAATAGTGCAATTGAATATTAGCGAACACGTCTCCATGTAATCGCTTTTAGATAGCTTCTTAATACCTTTAGCAGTTAAGTCTAAGTTAATAGAAGCGAACGACCTTCTGTTAACTCCTGTCTTATTTATATTCTTTGGATTCTTACTAAAACCCTCTGAGTTTATTTTGTCTCCAAAATTACTTTCCTTTCCCATATCGAGTTGCTATTGAGTTGCTATTTATTACCATACTTATCCATATAGTTTAAATGTATTTCTACAAGCATTTCTTTGTATTGTTTCTTATCCCCATACCTAATATGACAAGGTCTGCAAACTGCTTGCAGGTTACCGATATAATCCTTTACTTTAGAACCTCCCATTCCACGAGCTTCGATGTGATGAATATCTTGTGCAGGGCTTGAACATACTTCACAAGGGATATAATCTAGCTCATCAAAATTAAAGAACTCTAAGTATATTTTAGTATGCTTTCTCATTACGGATTATGTCTTATATAATTTTCAACGATAATCGAGATACAAACGAGCGTTGCAAATATTAGTATTGGTATGTACATAATTAAATCTTTTCTCCACAACATTCGCAAACATCTTTAGTTTCATTCTCTAAAGTATTGTCTTCGTATTTGTCAAGGTTAATATTAAAGTCGTTCTCGCTAAATCCTACTTCAAATAATAGTTCTTCATCAAAATAGTTTAGTAGTAAATCATCATCAAACTTCCCCCCGTTCTTGTTCAGTCTAAGGTTAAGCTCCATTTCATCCTTTAATGGTAGATTAAGAATTACACATTGGATAGTATCGTTCCCTAATTCAAGCCAAGCACGTGAGCGTTGATGCCCTCCTATGATTATATTATGCCTATCCTTAGATGAATTAATAATAATAGGATCTATTAAGCCAAACTTTTTAAGACTGTTTACAAGGTCTTTAAATTGTTTCTTGCTTATAGTTCTTGGATTATACTCAGCGAATTTAAGTTCACTTATCTTTCTACTTTCAATCTTCATATCCTGCAAGTACTTCTCTTAGTTCCTTAATCGTTTGAGCTACACAAGAACCACATTTAGACGCTTGCTTATTCATTCCGAAGATTTCATTGTATAGTTTGGTCACTCCGATGTTGTCGTTGTGCGTAATCTTATCTGTACCTATCTGATTTAGTAATCGTTTCAATATAGATAGTTGGTCTTTTGTAAGGTCGTTCTCACGTTCCCAGTTACCTACTGGACATCTAGTAAATGCTATCTTTGCTTTTATCTTCATAAAGCAACCACACTTTTTACATTGGCTTAAAGACTTACGAAAGTGAGGGCAGGCGTTGCATAGACTTATCCTCTCATTGTAAGTTCTATCACTTGTTTTTAACTTCATCCCTTATGCTAGTTCTAACAGATTTTATAGTTTTAAAGATAGAAGTTGGTGAGATGTTCATTGCTTTGGCTAAACCTCTTACAGTTCCTTTCCCATCGTAATATATGCTGAATATAATTTGATCGTAAAAGTGGTGCTTGCTTAATGCTTTTGCAATGTTAGCAAGTCTATATTCCTTAACCTCTTGGCTATCATCAACAACATCTTCTAAGTTTGCAATGATTGCATTCTCATCTATCAGCTTCGGATGATGCTTACGTTGAAAGAGTGAAGTAGTTGACCTATATTGATTCATCATTACACGTGCAAGCCAAAACATAAGATGCCCGTTATCAACAATAGACTGTAATTTAACCTCATCATACTCCAGAAGTATAATATAAATCTCTTGTGTAAGGTCTTGAGCGTCTATGTCATTGCCTTTAGTAATTTTAAAAGCTAAATCATAAATCTCTTTATAACGTGCTGCAATATCTTCTCTTAATGTTACCATAACGTGTTAGCATAACTCTATGCCCGACCTTTATATTGTGATGAATAGCCAAGTAACGTCTAATAACGTGTACTTTCTTTCCTTTTTTAACACCTTGTAATATTACTCTGTTAATTAAACCCTTCATAGTAGTTGTTTTAATTTGTAGTTATAAAAAAAGGGGTGAAGGTTTCAAGCTCCACCCCTTACAAAACAACTACGTTTGAATATGTTGCTAATATAGGTAATTATTTTCTTATTAAAGCTATCTCGCTTTTTATTTTCTCTAAATATATTGACAAATCCATTGCCTCTTCTTGTGCATGAGTTAACCACTCGTCAATTGATAGGTCTGTACGCTCCATTGTAGTGCCGTATTTGTTCTTTCCCATCTTAGCACGTTCTAATATCTTAGCACACACCTTCTGTTCTATACTACGATCCACAAGCTTCACAGTCTTCGTTATCAATTGAGCAATTTTCTGGTTGATCCTTATCTTCTAAATCGACAATCCATGATTCAAACATTGCTTCGGCTACTTCAGTTGGTTTCTTCTTTTCGTCTTTCATCTCTTAGTCTATTGTTTTAGTTTATATTCCGTATTCCGATATGCGATATTGTCTCTATTATCTCCTATATTTGAGACAAGAATTTATCTCTATCCTAGTGATAACTAGTCCATAGTTGGGAAGGAATCCCGCCCTTCCCAACGCTGATCTTTAAACCCCTATGGTTTAAGTTGATTTAGTGACACTCACGCAGTCACCTCTCGTAGATTTGCCTATCGTGTTAAAATTAAACCTTTTCAGATTTCGATAGGACTTGTGTGCAGCGTTCAAGTAGCTTGCTCTCTAAATGCTTTGCCCGTTGAGCTTACCCTTACTACGTTCATATACTAAGGCTTTTTGTGCTTTCTTTGGCTCTATTCCATCATAACCAAACATTAATTCAAACGATGTTTGCTTATTTATAGGTGGCATTATTCTTATCTTGTTTCTCATTTGGCTAATTTAAAGTAAATTTTTGAATTGAACTAATTACATACTGAAATAATTATCAATCTTTTCTTTGGCATCATCAAAGCCTGTACATACCCAAGCATCATAACCTCTATCGGTAAGGTCTTGCAACCACTTTTTCTGCTTAGGACTGGCATAGTTTCCTTTTACCTTAAGCTCTAAAGCTAAACCATGATAACAACCTCTAGGTTCGTAGATAAATAAATCTGGAAAGCCTGCAATGTAACCAGTTCTCTTAGCCTTCATTCTTTGCGAATGGTACTTCTGATACTGCCCTCCCAACGAAGCACAATACAAAGCATTATAATTTAGCTTTAAGTAAGTAACAACGGCTGCTTGTAATTTGTCTTCGTCTGCTTTCATAATATCCTTAGTTGTGCTTGATGTTGTTTTAATCTCTTTTGGCTTGCTTCAAAGTACTCCTTATCTAATTCACAAGCAGTTAAGTCATACCCTAGATTGTGACAAGCTAAAGCTATTGATCCTGAGCCTAAGTGAGTATCTAATATTTTATCTCCTTCCTTTGCGTAGTTCATTAATAGCCACTCGTAAAGCTTAACTGGTTTTTGTGTTGGGTGTATTCTCTTTTCTTTATTTTTCATATCTTGCTGAATCATTCCATTCCAAGTCCATTTAAAAATTCTTGTAGATGTTTTAAAAGAACTCCAAGCCAATTCTGCATCTGCAAAATTTCCACTATTGTTTTTATCCCATATTAAAAAACAAGGTGTGTTATATAAATGCTCAATCATATAATTTCCCCCCCAAATAATTTGATTTTTACTAACCCTTATTAACTCTGTAAAGTATTCTGAAGAAGGTATATTTGAATCCCATTCTTTTTTACCGTAATCCTTTACTTTTGCTAATTTTTCCCCACCGACATTGCCTGATTTAGAAATATTAATCCCATATGGTGGATCCGTGATAGCCAAGTCAAAGTGATTATCTTCATACCTAGCCATTAGCTTCATGTTGCATTCGTTGGTTATATTCATTTCTTTTCGTTTAAATATTTAGCTTCTGAGATTGACTTGATAGAATCGAATGTGAATGTTTGCTTTCTATCGAATAAGTAATTTAGCTTATGACCTGATTCGCCATCGTGAAAATATACAATCACTTGAATAGTGTCTTCGTCTATCTCGTGCATATTAATTCCTTTTACTTTCATGTCTTTTCGTTTAGTATTTCAATCGCTTGTTCTCTTAGGTTTACCTTACCTTCTTTTAATTCTGCGTATAGTTCGTTTATTAAATGCTCTCTGCAAGCATTATCAATCTTATACTTTAACGTTGTAGATGATCCGTTTTCTTGCTTAATAGAACCTCTTACTTTTCGCCTTAAAGTTGCAGCATCTTCTGGAGTTATATTTATAAATCCGTTCGTATCGAACCATTCATATTGCATCTTAACCCCATACAATTTAAAAGGATTTCCGAACCTACTTTGAGGCTCTTTAAAGTTAAGCCATTCCTCGTACTTAGTTACAACCACGTTCAATACATATTCTTTATGATCCGCAGACCTATCTGTATTCGATGAGTTATATTCAATCTGAATTGCTTGCTTTTCTTGGAACAACTTATTGATTTTTAATCCATTCTTTTTCTTACGAACGTTCAGCCATATAAACCATGTCTTTGGATTTACTGCATACTGGTCACCTGTACGAACACCAACTTTGAACGCACTATCTACATCTTCATAAGTCATTGTACTAAATGATTCTATTAAGTCATTGCTTAGTATGTTTGACATTATACTAACATCAGCATCATTTTTGTTTTGGCTTAGTTCGAAAAACGTTCTTCTTACTAAGTTACTGCAGAATATTAATAGCTCTGAGGTTTGTTCTTTTCCTATTTCCATAATTTGTTTTTGTAAATCTAATAATAATTTTTGACCTGAACTAATCTTTAGCACCAAATACTTTATTTAGATCCAACGCTTTTACCTCCTGACCTTCCAAGCCAAACATTTCTGGGAAGTACTTTTTAGCAAGACTAACTGGTTCGCTTTTGTTTCCGTACTTAGGGCGTGCATTCTTTACCCATCTATTAGCTGCGTACTTCCATTTCTTCATTGGATTTTTTCCAACTTTCCAACCATTACTTTCGTAGTATTCAAAAAAGTTTATAGCTTCTGATTTGTCAAAAGACTTAATATCGAAATAAGTTTCTACCTGAGAGAGAGAGGAAGGTTTATCTTCACTTTCTTTTTTCTCTATATTAT